ATTTTAAAGAAATTTTGGCGCAATTTCAAGGCAAGGAAACTACACAAATTCCTATCGAGGTTATTGAAAATATTAAATTACAAATTAAAAAGGAACGTATCGATTTGTCTCAAATATCAAATAACAAAACCAAAGAGATACTGAAAAAATTGGGCTATAATAAGTATTATGAGCATATACCATTTATTAAAGATAAATTGGGTATTAAACCGCCGATTATGTCGCCCGAATTGGAAGACACATTGTGCAATTTGTTTGTCGAACTTCAGTCGCCTTATTCGAAGTATTGCCCGGATGACCGTGTGAACTTTTTAAATTATTATTATACTGCGTACAAGCTTTGCGAGCTTTTAGGAGAATCACAATACTTGGAACATTTTCCAATGTTGAAAGATAGAGAGAAGAGAATAGAACAAGACTCTATATGGCGCAAGATTTGCGAAGAGTTGGATTGGGAATTTATACCAACTATTTAAAATAATATAATTATTTACTTTTTTAATTATATTATATTATTCGTTTTAATTTGGTTTATATGGGAAGAGACTAAGTGCAGGTGTGTTGTAAATAGAATAATTCGGTTCAACACAATTTGAACCTACACCGGTTCCGTAACGCATACCTCCACGCTGTTTACGACTTTTACGACCCTTCATTTTTCTGGATTTTTTACCTTTTCTACCCTTTCTTGTTCTTCTTCTACCTGCGTTTTGATGACCATTTTCATCTTCAACTTCATCAAGTTCTCCTATACTCATACGAGAATCGTCTCTTGTTGTGTCACCTTGATCAGACAACACAATGCTATCCTCGCTAATATCACTAATATTATTATTCAAATTATTATTATCATTATTATCATTATTATCTAAATCGTCATCTGGATAAAAGTCAAAACTATCATCACTAATATTATGTTGAGAATTGTCATCGCCAATATCAGATAGATCATCATTTTCAAACGCAAAACTTCCTACACTGACATTATTGACATCAGAACCATTTTCTGAACCAATTTCAGATAGATCATTTTCATTATTATCAGGATTAAGACTATCAATTATTTCTTGTGGTGTATTAGGTTGCCCTGTTATATTATTAATTTGGCCAAGTGATTGTTGAATTAAATTCATAGCAGCGTCTCCACTCATATTGTCTAAGAATACTTGAGCCAATGTTTGAATATTAGCTTCCGTAAAACCCAGATCTAATAGTTGTTGTGTTTGTGCTTGACTAAAATCAGCGCCTCCTCTCTGTTTCTTACTTTTTTTGTAACTTCGGTTATTACGTTTTTTACTTTTTCTTTGAGTATTACGTTTTTTACTACGTGTACGATTAGCCATAATATATTACATTTAGATTAAATATATTATGTTAGATTTTTAAAACTGTCGTCTTTAAAAGACTTTAAACAATCGCTTCGTTTTAAAACCCACCAGGGAAGCGAACCAAGTTAGCACCAATACCGAAACCAGCACCAGAGCGAGCAGTGGCACCCATACTGGGGATGTAAGTATCAAGGATACTAAATGTTGCAGCCGCGGTCAACGCAATCAAAATAATTTCCTCAATGTTCAAGGAACGTTTAGGGATAGCATAAGCCGCAATAGCTACCATCAAACCTTCGACAAGGTATTTAATGATTCTCTTTACAAGTTCACCGACGTTAATTAAACCGTTCATTTATATTAAATAATAAGAAAAAAAATAATATATGCGATAAAAAACTTAAAATTAATTATATAATTTAATTAAAATGGATCGCTCTAAAGAAAAGACTTCAGCCAAGAAAGGTTTTGAGAGAAAACAGGTAAACGGGAAAAATAATCCTAAATATGTCGACTTATTAGAAGAAGACAAGGCCATTGCTGGTCAAAAATTCGTATGTGTGTCTTTTGTGTCTCCCGAAAATATTATTAAACAAAAACAAATCTTCTTTTTCGAACAATTCCTAAAGAAGTGGGATTTGAATAAATCAATGGAAAAATATGTCCAGTTTTTGAATTTTGTCTCTTTCAAATACAATGTTTCATTTGATGACATTTCCAATGACTTTAAAGAGTTTGTTAAGGAAGAGAAGGATAATTTGACTAAAACCAATATGGAAGATGATTACAAAACATTTGTTGACAACAATGAAGAGACGCTCGATAAAGAGTTTGGTGTCGCACACAATTTCCAAACAAGTACCCGTGGTTTAAAAATTCGCGGCAGTTATCCCACAATCGAGGAAGCTGAGTTGAGATGTAAAATGCTCAGAGAAATTGACCCGAATCACGATATTATGGTCGGACCAGTTGGTATGTGGATGCCCTGGGAACCTGAAGCATATAAGACAGGTCGTGTCGAGTATATGGAGGAGGAGCTTAACCAGTTGATGAGCGAGAAAAACAAAAATGAGTCCAATGCCAAGACTGCGTTTGACCAGCGTGTTAAGGAGAGCAAGAAGAAGGCAATTGATGAGAACATCAAGAATGCTGAGAAATCTGGTAATGCGTTGACGCAGTCGATTGACGAACAAGGTAATCTAATTGGTGTCAATAATGCCAATAGTCAAGAGTTTGGTTTGAAGGAGAAGGACAACATTTCTTCGGCGGATATCCAAATGGAGTTGTTTGAAGGAGAGAACATTGTTGTTGGCAAAACGGATAATGGTCAGAGTCAATTGATTAGTGGCCCTTTTGCGAATAAGAAGGAGGACTCGATGGATACTGTGGACTAAATATACTTTTAAAAAAAGTATAGCAAAAGCGAAACATAATAAAATAAATTGAAGGTTTAATATATATTTTACATTATTTCAAATTAATAAAGTAAAATAATAATTGTGTTTTAAATTTAGATATCAGTTGAATATGGTTGTTGTTGAGACATACAATGAATATTTCCTCCACCTAATAATATCTCTCTGGCGTATACTCCAACTACTTTTTTATTTGGAAACACTTCAGATACTGCTTTAATTGCTTCATTATCACTTGAACAATGAAATATAGGAACAACAATAACATCATTTGTTATAATTAAATTAACGTGAGAAGCCGCCATTCGCGTACCACCTTTACGAGCAAATGACCCATCATCAGTTGAAGGTAATGATTTAGCTTCGCTCTTTGTATAGTATAGTTTTGGAGGATGTGGTATCTTATAAACTGTTATTTTATTACCTTTCGCATCTGTAGAATTTTCTAAAACGTCCATTGCTGCCAAAGAACGAATTTCTTGTTCTTTATCTTCACATTCAGGAGTTCCGCAACCCTTTGGCCAAGTTAGCATAACTTTTCCAATTCCAGCAAATACACACATATTATCAACGTGTCCATTTGTATCTGTATCGTGAAAAACACCATAAGGCAGCCAAATAATTTTAGTTAAGTTTAAATAATTACATAAATTATTTGCTATTTGAGCTTTAGTTAAATTTTTATTTCTATTCGGATTTAAAAGACATTCTTCAGTAGTAACAAGAGTTCCTTGTCCATCAACACTAAATGAACCACCCTCACATACAAAGTCAAATTTTTTATAAATTGGAACAGATAAAAAACCACTAATTTTAACAGCAACTAAAGCATCTTTATCGTGTTCTATAGTTTTTGGGTTTCCCCATCCATTGAATTTCCATCCAACACTTCTCATAAGTCTATTTTTCCCTACAGGTTTGATTAAAAATGTAGGTGCTATGTCTCTTAACCAATTGTCATCACTATCAAGTTCATCTACAAAAATATTTGGAACATCTTTAAAACGTTCATACGCTTCTTCCCATACAGATGGTTGAGCAACTATATGAACAATTTGATATTTACTAATAATACGAGCACATTGTTCAATCGCGAGTTGCGCCCCTTTTAATCGGAATGTGCCAGGATTACTTGGCCATCCTAACCATGTAGCACTTTGTTTTTCAAACTCTGAAGGCATATAATAACCATCTTTTTTTGGGGTACTTAAACTCTGTGTAGAGCTATTTTTGCTAATACTATTTTTTCGCGTTTTTTTATGTAACATATTTATATAAATATACTTTTAAAAAAATAAAAAATTTATATTATAATTTTTATAAATATAATATAAATGACAGATAGTAAAGAGACCATAAAAAAATTCGTTCAGAATCAAGGGAATATTCCTCTTATGAAAAAGATGTTAAATGACGGGACTATAACAAATATTAATATCCTATTTGATAATGGTTTAAGTACAAATACTGCTCTAATGTTTGAGACTATGTATGGAACTTTAGACGGAATGAAATTTCTCTTAACCCATAACGCTGACCCAAATATACAAGATAAAAATGGTTGGACTGCTCTTCATAAGATCGCTTTTTTAGGAGAAATAGATAAAAAGGCTAAGACTAAACAGCTTGCCAAACTTCGCCTTCTATTAGATTACGGAGCTGACAAGTCTATTAAGACCAAAAAGGGTAAGACTGCGTTAGATTTAGCGAAAGGTTCGTTAAGTTGCCACGATTGTATAAAAATGCTTTCTCAAGGGAAAAATAAAACTTTACGCAAAAGGAAACCAAAGAGAAAAACAATGAGACATTAAAATGAATAATTAATTTTCTATAGTTTTGCTCCACTTTTTTACACGCAGTTATGAAGTGGATTTACCATTTATTCGCCTTTTTTACGCTGATTTTCTGTCCTGCGCCGCGTTTTTTCACTGAATTCGGGTCATATTGCTCCTCTTCGTCTTCATCCTTCATTCCTTTCGATAATTCCCAGAACTCTTTTGACCCTAATCTGAAGTCACCGTGACTGTCGGCTTTATACCAGAAGACTTGGTCATGTAGCTTATTGGATTTCGAGTTATTATTTATCACTAAACACTCGTAATTTTCGGTACATTGGTCCATCACCTGACAAAAGCTCTCAAATGTTGGAAACATACCGGCATAGTTCTCATATATTCTTTTTCTATTTGCGATGTAATTTTCTCGAAGAATAAAAACATAATCTATATTGGTTCTCAATGTGGGCGGAATACCAAGCGGATATTGCATTGTAATGACCAACATCACCTTCCAATGTCTGCCGTTCATAAAGAGTAAGCGCATCATTTTATCACGTGTCCAAGTCGCATCATATAAGCAGTCATCTAAAATGACAAATGCGCGAGGATCAATAGTGCTGCGTTTATATGTTTCCATCTCTTTTTTAATCTGTTTCAACACAGTGCGCTGTCGTTTCAAAATATTTTCAATAATCGCCGTATTGTATTCATTATGGACGAACAATTTGGGCACCATTTTTGCGTAAAAACCGTTACCTTCTTCAGTTCCCGAAATAACGGTGCCAATTGGAATTTCTTGCTGATAAAAAAGTAGATCTCGGACCAAAAAGGATTTGCCTGTGTCACGCTTTCCGATTAATACAACGACGGGTCCTTTGTTTTCATTGGG